AGTAAGCTGCGAGGTAACTTTCGTCCTGTGCGGCCTTCAGACATAGCGTTTCTGCTAGGTCGAAGATCGCGTCGGTATCAGTAGTCTGGGCCGCTGCCTCCACCTGATGGTTGAGGTTCGAACCCGCAGGAGGCGAAGAGGCGTCCTGTGTCTTGGTTGTAGGTAAGTGTCCCTGCTTCACCTGTGTCGCCAGAGAAGCGGCTCTTGAGGACACGTAGTTTGGTCTCATTGCGGTTCTCCTCGTCCTGTTGGTTGCGCTCTAAGCCGATCACGAAGTCAGCAAGTTGAGCGATTGAGTGTGAACCACGAAGTTGAGAGAGGGCTGTCACAGCGCCTTGTTCGTGGCCTACATCCCCTGAGGGACGACGGAGGTGACTGATAACGAAGAGACCGATACCTAGTTCCTCCACAAGGGAGCGAAGCTTGGTCATCAGCATGTCGATCAGTTTACGTTCATCGAGGTTGGTGTTGTTTGCGTCTGCGTCTGAGACCGCAATACTCAAATGATCCAACGTGATGAAATCGCAACCGCAGCCCGTGGCGAGATAACGAACACGGTCCAGAAGATTAGAAGCAGAAGTAGAACCAAAATGGTCATAAAGCCAAAGCCTGCCAGAACCAGAAGTACGGTTGAATGCATCGTGTAGTTCCTCTTCGGTGAATGTACCTCGGTCGAGGTGTAATGGGTGATCTAGTTCGAGACCCATATAGCCTAGGGCTGTACGGTCGATGTTCTCCTCGAGCATGATGTTACCAACGGTCAGCCCTTGGTTCAGTAGGTGGTAGTTGATCTCTCTGACGACAGCAGACTTACCAACACCTGAGCCAGCAGTGATGACGACCAGTTCACCCTTACGTGCACCCAGCGTTTTGTTCTGCAGGTCTTCCCAAGGATACTCGAATGAGTTGTTTTCCTTAGGTACCCTGACGCGCTCCCATAGATCGGCAGCGTTTACGATACCGTCTGGGCGGTAGGGCTTGGCGTCCCACATAGCGGACACTACGGCCTTACCTTCCCCAGCCACCAAGCACTCGTTAGGGTCCTTGAAGGGAAGTTCAGCGATGAACGCTTGGCCCGGTTTACATAGGGCAGCACACTCCACTGAGGCATCTCGACCGGGTGTGTCCATGTCGAACATGAAGACAACCTTCTCGAACGACGTAACGAAGTCGATAGAGTTCCTGATTGCTCTGGAAGCTGCCTGCGCCCCGTTGGGAAGGGAGACTACGGGCCATTTGTTACCTTGGAGTTGACTGACGGTCATGGCATCGATCTCACCCTCGGTGATCACGAGCATCTTACCACCACCTTTCCAAAGGTGTTCACCCCAGAGACCAGCCTTTTGGTCACCGAGGTGCTTGAAGTCCTTATCGGGGTAGCGGACCTTCTGGGCGACGATCATGCCGTCCTTCTTGAAGTTGGCGATCTGGACGGTGGTCCCTTTCCAATCCTTTGAGATTGAGTAGCTGAACTTTTTGCAGGTCTCTTCGGTAAGCCTACGCTTCCCGAGGGCACGGAACTCGCCGACAGGGAGGAGAGAAGGAGAACTCTTCTCGACGCTGCGGGGTTGCTCGGTGTACGTACCCTCGGGACGGGCGTATGCGGTGTCTTCTGGACAAGCGTAGCAGTATGTGTGCCCGTCATCGTAGACGGCTCGTGCATCAGAAGAACCGCAATGGTCACAAGGTCCCTTGAACAGAACAGAACTTTCGGATTGATCGGTCATGGGAGCCTCGCGTTTTGGGTTATACAGATGGGGTCCCTATTCAGCGTAGGGGCGGTCATCGACCTTAGCTAATGGGTACATCTGGGATAGGAACTCGATCAGATCATCGATCGCTGATGACTGTAGAGAGGTACGTGTGAAGGCTCTGGTGCCTTCTTCATCGACACCTCCTGTCACGCCAATGGCGACTGAGACTTCGTCGAAGTTACGTGTGTGTGATCCGATGGTGTGGATATCACGACAGAGTTGGATGTCACCGTTGTGGATGACAAGAAAGTGGTAACCGATACCAAAGCGGCCTTGGCGACAATGTTGGGTATCGATGGTGTTGGCATCCGTTTCCTCGGAAGGTTGAGTGAGGGTATCACGAACGGCAATGACCCGGGTTTCACCCCGAGCCAGTGTCTTGAATAGGTCTGTGCGGAGCATTAAACTGCGTCTCTCATTGTGCTATTCCTTCAACCACTCAGGCGGGATGTGTTCCTTGGCGTACAGGAAGTTATGTTTCTCGCACCAAGTGGCGTAAGTTGTTTTGGATTGTTTGGAGATTTTCTGGTTGGGGTTCGAGAAGATGAACCTGATGTCCAACTCGGGGTGCTGACGTTTTACCAGAAGGTGTTTGCTTCTATCAGCAACTAAGAAGCGACCTTTGGTCTCTATGATAAGCGGGTGGGAACGTGGGGTACCGTCTGAACGCGAACGAACCACGAAGTCGGGTGTGTACTTCGAGGTTCGCTGTGGCTTGATATATTCGATCTTCATCTGTTCGAAGGCGAAGTCTACTCCAGACGCTTTTAGTTCCGCAGCGAATCTCTCTTCGAGACCGCTACGAAACCCATGTTTCAATCCTACCTGCTTTGCAGAGACGCGACGTTTAGTAGTCGCCATCGTCCGGTGTATTGGTACCGTCGTCGTCCACACCCTCGGACTCTGATGTGAAGTCATCGACGCCTTCGTACTCAGGGGCAGAGTAGCCCTCTTGAGCAGCAAAGCCCATCGCTGATGGGTTAACATCACCGGAGCCGGACACGAGTTCTAGGATTTGAACTCCTGCGGGCTGGAGGCTGATGCCCTTCTTGTCACCTGCAGTCCACTCATAGACGTCGAAGGATACCGCGTACTTGGTACCGCCATAGGGGTTCACGTCGATCGGCTTGAGACCAGCGTCGAACAACTTAGGACGTCGGTCCCAGAGTTCACCCTTCTTATTCAAGCGGTTCTTCACACGTATCTTGAAGATCACTCGGCCTGTCTCTTCGCCGCTATCGTCCGTCTCCATGTACCACATGGTGTTATCGGCCTTCTTAGCGGGCTTCCCTGTGTGGGCTTTGTATGCAGCCTGCAGGTTGTCCATCAGTTCCTCGGCTTCCGCCAGAGTGATCGCGATGTCAGCCTTGTACTGGCCTAGTTCGTCGAACTTGGTGTCTGGTGTTTTCAGGCGGGGGTAAACGGCAAAGCCGGGCGGTGTTGTGAGGCGTTTGTCAGCCATGAGATGTTCCTTTGGTTGTAGGGAGAGTGTTTGTGGGAGCCGCCTTAGGACGACATTTCCTTGATCTTGAGGGCTTGGGAGATTGCTTCACCGCGAGTTGCGAGTTGGGCAGTTGCGACCACACCATCCACGAGGACAGCGAAACCGGTACCGAGGCGAGTGACTTGAACCATTGGAGGCTCCTTTGCGTTTTGGGTTATACAGATGGGGTCCCTAATCGGTAGGGACTAGGATATGGGAAGCGTTCCGGTTGTCGGGTGCGTATTTACGCTGCTTCGATTAGTTCTGAGGCACCAAGGTGCTTATCGGCTAGGTCCATTAACCACTTGCGCTGCTTCGCAGTGATTGCCCCGTAACTCATCATGTTCATCAGGAAGCTGTGGTTCTTAGGGGTGAGTTGCGAAGCAGGTGTGTTGTCGAGGATGGCCTGTGCGAGGATGTTCAGGTCGTTTGGACCTTCATCAGCGCGGCGGTTCTGACGGGGGTGCTTCTCACTAGGAATATCAAGTTCTGCAGGAGGCACGACCCCTGCAGCGATATCTGAAACCCGTTGAACGATCATATTGTTATGTTCGGCGCGGACGGTAGTGAGGCTCCGTGGAGTCTTGAAGTTAAACATTGAATATTCCTTCGATTTGAGCAAGTTGCTCTTCTGTTGCGTTGTTGATCCGGTTCTTGAGAACACGGAGGCGGGCGGCGTGGGCCTGTGCGTTGATGTCTTCGGCCTCTCTCACAGGGTCAGGTTGGGCGTGTGACTGTTGATTGTACTGCCTTTCGTTGTTTTCATTGGGTTTTTCGGAACGATCCGGCGCTCGAGCGCCCGTTTGTTGGGCCTTCTGTTCCTCGCGATAAGTCTTATGACGCACCGCCTCGGCGTCTGGTGCCTTCCGACCATCAGAGATTTCTATGACCTCGTCAGCCCTACGCCTGCTGATAGGACAGTGATCCAGCAACCAGCGTTCCCAAGTTAACCCGCGTGTCTTGAGGACCCGCAGCTTGGCGTGTTTGAGGTAGATGCCTGCTGACTTGTAGTGTTCCTCGGCTTTAACTACTGCCTTCTCAGCGACCTTGTAGTGGCCGTGGGCAGATGATCCTATTTGATCGAGGGGTGTGTCATGTAGGTTCATATCTGATCTCCTTTCGATATCGTAAGTATTTATGAGAAGAAGAACTCGCTCTCGAGAACTTCTGACAGGTCCAGTGAACCCTTAGAGGGCAACGAGCGAACCTTATCTTTCTTATCGTCGGCAATGTTGACCATCAGTTGCTCACGGAATAATTCGAGATTATCCCCAGCGGCGTACATATCGACGAACGCAGGCTTGATGCACTCCTTGAGGAACCACTTCATGTCGGAAGCGTGACACCCGAAGCTGTCGTGGATCATGGCAAAACTCAATTCTCTGTCTCCTTCCAGTGCGAGGTTGATAGACTTGCGCATGTGACAGGCGTCCATCGAGTGGATGTAGTTAGGGCTTAGTGACTGTGCGTTGCGACGTGCATCCAGTTCTGTAGTCTCTGTGTACAGGTGGCTACGTACGGTCCGCTCCCCGTCGAGGTACGTCTTGATACGGCGTTCACTCTCCTTGTACTTTGCTTGTTGGATTACGAACCCATCAGGTGTTGTCCACATAAGGGGTGTCGAAGCTTTGTCAGCGCAGGCCAGTCTAGCTGTTGCTGTGATCCAATCCATTGCCTCCCGAGCCGCGATAACCGTGGATGATATTGCAGCCCAGATGTGTTTTGCTACGAAGGCGGTGAGTTGGCTCCTGATTTCATCGAGGGGGAGAGGAAGTTGCTCACCATCTTCGACAAGTTCACGGTAGTAGTCGTTCACGTACTGCATACAGGATGAAAAGGTGCCTGCGTACGGTACGATCATGACGGGACGCTTGCAGAGTGAGCGGGTGATGCCAATCTGCAGAGCGATCTGCGCCTTGGGTCCCATTTCTGGATCGTTAACTAGAGCCTCGATGGAGGCCGAAGCCTTCCGAGCGACCTCCCCGTAGATGTCTTCACGTTTCCCTGAGTTCGTCAGGTTGACGTGCGTACCACCCTCGCGATCCCGAAGGATGGCAGAGAAGTGCTGCAGACCGGAGCAGGTTGCATCGAAGTGAACTGGCATCGTGGACTTGAAGATACCCACACCCTCATTGGCTAGCCCCTGCCACTCAAGGCAGAACCGGAGAGCCATGAAGGGTTCGTCGGCCTTGGCCCACCGTAGGTCCCCCTTAGGGTCCTCTGCGATGTCGAGGAACATGTCTTGGTTATCCATGACCCACTCGTACCGCTCTTGCAGGGGAAGCTTATCTTGGCCCCATGCGTTGGCCCCAGCGATGGCGAGGAACATGATGTCATCCTCGCTCTCGATCACCTTACCCTCGGCGAACTCCAAGAGACCCTTGGAATAGTCTGCGCCCTGAGGTGACAAGAAGTGTGGCCGAGGGTAGGCCCGGCCACGGCTGTCGATGTCGTGGGGGAAGTAAATGCGCTCGTACTCAGAGAACTTGCGGCCCAGAGAGATAGTGCGCATGACTGCAAGACGCTTGGAGATGTTGCGCCGGTTGTCATCGTGGATCATGTAACAAACCTTCTTGTACTCCTTGGTCATGTCCTCGTAGCCCTCTTCGTTGAGGTGGAAGGGTTTATCCGGAAGTTCCTTGTGATCCGAGGAGATAAACCCAGATACGTCGACGTTGTTGGAGAATACGTGATCGAGCATCTCAAGCATGGTCTTATTGACACGCCAAGGTGTGTTCTGGATTGCATTGAGTGGCTCGAGTACGCGGTGGAGGTCCACATTTTGCATCTCTGCAAGGTACTTTGGTTTAGCACCTTTGATCAGGCGATAGGGCTGAACATCGTCAGTGTAATATCCACCGCCTATCAGTTCCCCATTCACCCACGGCTTTGGAGGTATGACTGTAGGGTAGAAGAGGGTGAACATGTTGCAAGCCTTTTCCATCTTAGAGGCAAGGTCGGCAGCGAACTCTTCGGTGACGTAGATAGCAACTTGGGTCCTACCTTGGACGTCGTACTTGGTGACCTGTTCGATCATGCCGGTGGTCTTGCGGAACACGTCGATCAGGACCAGACCAAGGTTCAGACGCTCTGCCTGACCCCATCCCTCTGCTACCCAGTCCAACTGCTGCTTTTTAAACTCACGCTGCAGCAACTGACGACGCCGGGAACGGTTCACGTCCCGCTTCTTGAAGTCCTTGATGATGGCCTTGAGTAGGGGACCACGGTTCTGCTTGAAGTATTCGATACGAAGTTCGTCGTGGATACCCTGCGAGGCCATGAGTGCGACCGAGGTACGCTTGGCAACGCCAGCCTTCCCACGCTCCAGCATGTAGATCAGGTTCAACACGTTCTTGACGAAGATGAAGGCCATCTTCCGGGTGTCCCCAAACTGATCGACCATGTGCAGGGCACGGGGCCGGCGACCAGCCTTACCTGTACGGAACTGGTCACACCACTCTTCGATACCTGCGGTGAAAGTATCTAGCACGGCGCTCATGATGTTACGTCCGGCGTGGGTGTCTGCGAACTCGTTACGGTCGGCAGACTTCTCATGGTTCGAGAAGTAGCGGGCCTCCGTTACTGAGCGCATCTCTTGCTCAAGCCTGATCTGCTCTTTGAGTAGGTCGTCGGTGATGGATGGGGTGTTCATAGGGTAAACCTTTCGGGAACATACAGATGGGGTCCCTAATCGAAATCCTTGCGAAATCGATGTGACCAGATGGTTGAGAACCTCTACGATCAAGTAAGTAACGGAGGTTCTACATATGTGAGGGTATCTGCCCTTATTCGTAAGGGACTTGAGGGAGCCTTAGGATATCGCAAGTATTGAAACGGTGGTTATTCTTGATCGTGGTTTTGTCACCACCCCTTGTTTTCATAGGGATGATGACTGTATTTGTGTCACGGGTCACACGGGTGTCACATCGTGTCACCACTGTTGTGACATGGCTCTCAGCGTCTCTTCACACTCGAATGCTTTGGAGTTGTTATGGTCAACGACCCAGAAGAAAGCGACGACGAAGGCGGCGGCAACATATTGCATTTCAGGTTCTCCTTTCAAAGAGATCATATAAGGTGAGGGTGGCCCAGCACAGGAAGTATGTTAGGCAGATCAGGACTATGCCCGTAGTAACTGTACTCATGTCAAAAGTCCGGTTCACTATGGGCAAACGTGAAGTCCCCGTTGGTGGGCTGATCGGCGATCCCTAGGGTCTCGAGGAACCGCACGATCGATGGTGGGAGGTAGGTCATAGCAAATCTCCAATCGCAAAGATGTCGGTAGGGGTAAGCTTGGCGTACCGCAGGGTGGTGTTGATGTTCGTGTGGCCCATCCACTGCATGACACGTCGAAGGTCAGCCCCTCGTTGGACGAGGCGTGATGCGCAGGTGTGTCTGCAGGTGTATAGGACCACGTCCGCGAGGCCTAGGTGGTCAGCGGCCTTGCGGAACTGCTCGGAGACCATGTCGGCCCTAAGGTCACCGAAGGGGCGTGTGTCCCCCCGCTGTTTGCTTGCTAGGAAGGCGACCTTGGCGCGATCCGTCAGGGGTAGGACGCGGTACTTGCCTGTCTTGGTACGCATCAGGCTAATCACGGCCTTAGGCTGTCCTGTAGCAGGGTCATTGACGTCGGGGGCTGTACCACCAGCGGACACAGAGACCTCGGACCACTTGATGGGGGCACCCTTGCTCTCCGCTGAGATCAACTCGGAGGGGCGGCATCCGGTGTCGATCAGGACTGATACAAGGCGCAAAC